CTTTTCATATTCAGCTATCTCTGCTTTGTTTTGTTTTATTTTGTACTCATGTACTGTTATTTCTCTTTCTAGGCTTGTAGTGTTAGTAACTTTACCATGTGTTTCTATATCTTTTTTATATTTGTTCAGATTTATACTATCTAGTTGTTCTTTTGTAAAATTATTTTTGTTAATCTTTTTGTTAATTTCTGAAATATTTTGGAATTCTATTTGTAATGAACGTAAAGTTTTTTCATCCTCTTCCGAGTAGATTGGTAAATCGATTTTCGAAAGTAGTGATGTATCTTCCAATTTATTATCTGATAACCACTTTTCAATTGTATCGATTTTCCCTTGTGTACCTGAAATTTGACTTGATATTTCTCGTGATTTTTCTTTAAATACTTCAAAGAATTTTACATATCTATCTAATTGCAATAAGTCTATTAGGAATCTCTTTCTATTAGTATCAGTAGCGGTTAAGAATTGTAAACTTGCATTGGTATTTTGATATACAATTTGAGAAAAAGTTTTATGATCTATACCAATAGCTTCTTCAATGCTCTTGTATGTATTAGTTGCTGTATGACTAGACATATCTTCATCATTTTTATAGAACTTTACTTTTATATTACCCTTGCGAACAACATCAATTTTGTACTCATCTTCGTTTATTTGGAAGTCGAGAGAAATACTATAGCCATCGTTTGCTTCTCTATTTGGGATGTCTGCTTTCTTTATACCTTTTGAATTCTTGTTGAATAATACTTCTTCCAATATCAAAGGTATAGAAGATTTACCAGCACCGTTCGTACCGACTAACTGAGTTACTATGCTTTCTGTTAAGTCTAATTCATTATCAAGACCATAACTAAAACAATTATTCCACTTCAACTTCTTTAGCGTAATCACTAAATACTCCTAATATATTTTTTACTTTACTGTTATTTAATTCTAAAATGTAACTCAAATACTCATTTAACTCTTCTTCTATTGTCATTTCCTTGTCGAGTATAAGTGTTGCTTCTGTTTTTCTTTTTATGACTTTTTTATCAAGTAACTCACTGTTTTTTATGTTACTTAAATCTGACACATCTCCTTCAATCTCATAGATAGTATGATGAAAGTCTGTTTGAACCATTTCATCTTCACTTGTAACTGTTTTTCTTAGTAGCTGAGGTAAGTCAAACTCATGCCACGTCCAATCCCAAGTGCCTGGATCTATTACTATATACCCAGTCTTTACTATGTTTCTATGGAAAGATGTAGTCATTGGACTTCCAGGATACACTATATTTCTTTGTGTGTTTTCGTGTGAGTGTAAATCTCCTGAAAATACTACTTTAAACTTTTCAAATCTTTCTAAGTCAACTTCAGGCACTACATGGGGCTGTATCTCGCCACGAACATGTGTAAATAGTACTTCTGAATTGATGTTTTCTATACTGTCTTTTTTATGAAGATCAGCATAAGGAAGTATAGCATAGTTGCTAAACTCTCCTACTGTTTCTGTAATTACCTTTACTAGAGGATTTAACTGTGTTGTAACTTTAATTAAGTTATCAAAAAATGTTCTGTGTTTTCTAGTAGCTTCATGATTTCCATCATAGATAATTGTTTCTACTTTTGTATTTTTAACAAAGTCAAAATACAAAGTAAGTTCATCCATTGAAGGGACTCGATCAAACAAGTCCCCGCCAATGATATGTAAAGTAACATCATGGTTCTGTACAGCATCCTCTATTTGGTCAAAGAACATCTTATAGCGTGAGCATGCCCAAGCCATTGGTACGTTCTTTTGTCCTAGCTTAATATGCCAGTCTGCTGTAAATAGAATCACAATTACTCCTTTCCGTAAGGGTTTTCATATGAAAGAGCTTCAGGAGTGTCTTTTGCCGCTCTAACTGCCCAATAAATAACAACAAAGTTTAATATTGGTACAAAAGCTGCTAGTAACCACCAGCCTGAATGACCTCTGTCATGTAGTCTTCTAACTCCTAGTGAAATACTTTGCACTAAAGTTAGTAATAAGAATGAGGTTGTTAATAAACCAGCATTATTAGTTTCTGAAAAAGGGTCTATCCAATTCCAGAATGTATATCCTAGTATATAGTTGTCTATTAACATGAATAAACCTGCTATTATACCACCATATAGTGAAAAATACCAATACTCAGGTCTATCACTTCTTCCATTAAAATCAGTTGCTCTATCGACCAATACTGTTTTCATTGTACTATAAAAATGTTTCATATTATTTCCTTAACTAATGTCAAATTCGTCGCTAATAGACTCGTCTGGTTTGGAGTTAGCCGCACCTTCTCTTAGTCTATCAAGAAGTTCTTTTTGAGCGTCTGGTGTAGGTCTTGTTAAGACTTCATCCATAGACTTAAGTTCTGTTATTAGTTCAGATTCGCTTTCTGTTAAAGGTCTTGGCTTACATTTTAATGCTTGTAATTGATACTCAACATTATAAGCCATTGGGCCTGTTTTAACTCTCTTGAAGCATACATCCCAACCAGTTGTAACATCAGTTGGATCTCCAAGATCTTCAGCAGCAACCATAACTTGCTCTAATAGTTTCTTCTTTAAGTTTAGCACTTTTACTTTGCCTTCGTGTATGCACTGTATTGCATAACTCCAACCGCATTTCAGCTCTGGATGATATTCTCTCACCCAATCTTTCTCTACGTTGTTAAAGGATTCTGTGTTTCTGTCGAATGACAGACATTCGAATGGTAAATTCTTGCCGTTTTCACCTTTTAGCCAGTAAACATATCTTGGTAATATGTCTCCAACTAGTCTTACTTTATTATCGCCTTCTACATATGTGTAGCTATCGATTTTACTTTTTTGGGCTTCGCCCTTAGCTTGATTAAAACTCAATGCCATGTTAGTTCTCCTAATGTGACTTCTTCAAACTTAAAATGAATACAATCATCTTCAATCCAGAGTAGTCTGTTTCTTTTTATTATGTCCTCACTTCCATCATAGAAGAAGAGGTCTAGTGTGGTATCTTTCGTTTTTTGATATTCATAATAGTTGCGTAAGGATGCGATACCTGCATACTGTGCAATCTCGCTATCTGAATATCGGTTTCTTTGAATAAACAAGGCTTCTGGGTTTACAAGGAAGCTATGTCCATGAAAACTTTTTTGCCAATATTTGAATATTCTATCGTTCCTATTAACTGGAGGCATTTTATATGTTAAAATGTGAAGCACCGTAAGGATATCTTTTACAGATCCCTTGGTCTCTTTTTGTATCTTTTTCCAATTATAGAATAACATATTATATCAAAAATTTAACTCCATGTCAAGAAATATTTTTCTATGCTATATTGTATTAACTTCATAGCCTTGTTTCATATAGTACCCCATTCTCGCATTTGCCTGCTTTCTTGCTGTTCGACCTTCTAAGTGTATGTCCACAATTACTGGTTGCGGTTTACCCTCATATAGCCTTATTATTCTACCAATAAGCTGTGTTAGTAGGGGTTCGTTGTTTACTGGGGTTGCTAATACGAGACAGCTTAGACAATCTAAAGATATGCCTTCTGAAAATATACTTTGAGTTCCAAAGAGTACATCCTTGTCTTCAAATACTTGTTTCATTAGTGCTGGTCGTTCCTCATGTGAGACATCTCCAGTTACACAAACTGCATTGTCACCTACCAATTGAGCGGCTCTTTTCAGAAACTCAACTCTATCAGAGACAACTAATACTTTGTGTCCTTTTGCAGCATAACCTGCCGCGAGTACTCCACATATGTTTTGGTATTCCCAATCATATGCAAGAGCATTTATTCGAGTAGCCCAGGCAACGTTTGCTCCATCTAAGAAGCGTATGCCTGATTTTATAACCTCTACTCTAGGTGTAAGGTAGTTTTCTCTTGGTGGTTTATATACTGTATTACTAAAGTAATCTCTGAAAACCACATGTCTACCATCTTTTCTTTGCATCGTACCTGTAAGTCCGATTTTATTTGTAGCCTTGCTTGAGTCGATAATTCGTGTGAAAGTTGGACTGCTAACATGAT